AGGTTGACATTTAATGTAATTATATTGAAAATTGGTCCAATTATGGATCATGTCACAATAAACAAAGTGTGTTTTGGGTGTAACCTCACTTAAAAAATGGTCAACAAAAACTGGCATATAGTAATTATCTTCACCGGTCATTATGACCCAATCTTCTTTAGCGTGTTCTAAACCAAAATTTCTTGGAGTATGACCCCAATCGTTATATCTTTTAGGTAATATCGTAAATTTAATACGATCATCACCCTCAAAATATTTTATAATTTTATCTAATGTTCCTTCAGGAGGACAATCCGCAACAACATGAATAAACCACTTATCACTACGTTGTGCGAGTATGGAATGAATGGTACACATTAAAAAATCTGTACGATTATATGTTGGAATTATAAATTCAATTTTCATACTTAATTATAATAAATTTGTTTTACTTTTTGTATTCAATTTATTAAAAATTGAGATTAAATTGAATTATAAAATTGGTTTTGTTGTCTTTGTTTGACGATATTCTTATGGTGTTGTATACAATACTCTTCATCTAGTGGTAACGATGAAAATTTTTGGCCACCGATAATTCTTTCATGCACTTTTCCATGAAAAGTCATATTTTTTCGAAATATACGACTTTGTTTATCGGGAAAGTTTATCCACCCCTTTTCATTAATGTTCCATTTCCATTTATCAATATCTTCCTGTGTGATTCCTTCAACAGTATTAATACGAGGAACAAAAATTAAATCTACTTTTGGATTCAATTCCAATATTGTACCTATATTTTTAACCATATATTCACTTATCATTTCATCAGCATCAAGTTGATATATGTAATCTCCTTTACAGTATGAAACTAATTTATTTTTCCATTCACCAAAATTATTCCCAAAATCAAACCCTCTCCATGTTTGTACATTAGGTTTTATGTTATATGGTAAAAGAAAATCTATTACTTCAGGATTACCATTCTTTTCATCATAAAGAATAACAATCTCATCCTCAATTCTTTTATGTTCTAATAAAAAAGGTATTAATCTTTTTATTTCTTCTAATTCATTACAAACAGTAATGGCAAATGATACTTTAATTCCCATGATTTATTTTTTATTATGTTAATTATGAAAACCATTAAAAAATGTAAACTTTTTTTCTGATTGTTGAAGTTCAAGTAATTGTCTTATAATGGTGTTATTAATTTGATTAGAAATTTCCATAGATAATTCATCTACAATATCGATACCATGGAAAGTATTAAGATCTTGTGCCAATTCAGGAGTCCATAGCGCACGAAGTCTTCTAACGTCAACAGCAGTTTCTCTCGTTTCCATCCTAAACGATATAGAATTATCATAACCTCTTAAAAATTTAAAATTTTTCATTGTCTTTCTCTTGCAAATATTTTAAATACTCTATTATCATTATTAAATTGTAAACTAGCACCATGAGTAGGTTCAAGAACTACTGTTAAATTATCGGTACCGGAAGCAAATACTTGAGGTTCCTCATTGTCAAATTGAAAACAATATTCAGTGTGTTCAAATCGAACATTATTATTGGCTCTAAAAACCACTTGTGTATTATGTTGATTAATATCAGTATTAATTAAAAAATGGTCATTAACTTTACCTCTGAAAAATTTAAAACTCATATCCACGAAAAAATTTAAAATCTCTTTTATCATATGTGTAATCCAAGTGTGTTAACATACCTATAGGTTCATTCATTGGTTGTACTGACACGAGATCTTGACCAAGAACATCGGCAAATACTCTCCTTACCATTGGTAATGCGATGTTATCAAAAGTTGTTTCCACTTGTTCAGTTAACATCAATGGTACATATGGTGCGTACACATATCCAGGGTTAGTCATTGTATTTTCTGTATAACCAACTATAGGTCCTCTAAAAAAAATAAAATTATTCATTATTTAATTTTTTTAATTCGGGTAAAATCAATTTATATTCTTGAGGTATTTGTGTTAATGGTAACAACATTTCTTTAAGTTTATCCCTCATTTTATTTAATGAAAAATTTTCTTTGTTTTCAATACCAAGAATTTTAGATTTCTCTAAAAACCTATCATATTCGTTTTTAACAATTTTCATTACCTCAACAACTTCATTATAATTTACAGTAAACCATTTGGATTCTTTAATGATGAATTTATTTATTACACTATTATCCACTTGTGTTAATTGACCCCCAATTAAAATTGATTTATCCATAGGTAAAAAATCTTTGTGTCCAGACCAATTTGATGCAATAACAGGTTTACCGGTCATAGTAAATTCAAGAAGAGGTCTACCGAAACCTTCACCTTTTGTTAAACTAATCATTGTTTTTACATTTGGGTGATTATATAATTCATTCATTTCATTGTTAGTTAAATCACCAAATAATAAATAAATTGATGGTGGATTTGGGGTATTATTAACTAAGTTTTGAATTTTTTTTCTAAACTCTTCTCTTTCTTTCACAGAAAACGTTGCAGAAGATGTTTTTAAAATTAATCCCGGTTTATCGTCAGTATCTTTAAATGCTTCATTAAAACATTTAATTAACATACCAACGTTTTTACGATCTTCTCCGATGTTACCGTTTAACCAATGACCTACAAATAAAAAACAAAAATTTTCTTTAACATTTAAATTAAAATATTTGTAGTTATCATTGAATATATCGGTGTCAACACCTTCAAATAACACCTCGACTGGTTTTAATATTTTATGTTCTTTAACAATTACATTATTTGTATCATGTTCATTGTAAAAGGTATTTAATAAAACATCTTTTGAAAATTGAGATGTTGTTATAGTTAAATCCATTTTATTACAACCATCAATCCATTCTTTTGGTGCAATAGTCGTTTCAATTCCAGCTGTTATACCTATATTAAATTTACCCATTCTTTGAAATTCGTTAGGTACTGTTACCTGAACATAAATGAATGGAATTTCATTTATTGATGTTATAATATTATTTTGAATCCATGTATGAAATGGATTATTATTTTCAAGAGCATTCATTGGTGTATGTCCCCACGAACAACTATCTATTTTAATATCAAATAAATCCATTTGATACAACGCCTCTAACACATCTCTTGAATGTGATCCATATCCAGATCTAGTTGCAACTGGACCTCTAAATAATAATAATGGTTTACTCATATTAAACTATCTTATATAAATTGTATCTCTGTTTTTGTTTAAAATTTTTAAACGTAGTTTCAATTCCGTTAATCATTTTTTCACACATAACGGTCGATGAAATATTTTTAATTGCCCATTTTCTACCAACTAAACCTCTTTTTTTTCTTCCCTCGGGACCCCAATTATAAACTTTCATTATTGCATCTGCAACATCATTAACATTTACTCTATCATCAAATAAATAAGGAGTTGGTGGTGATCCATTTAAATTATTAGCAACCGACCAAATAGGAACACACCACTCACCATGAGGTGTCATATTCCATTCATTTTTTTTATGTAGTGAACCAATTTCAATATAATCATTTTCGGTTATATCTTCCCCATTAATATTAAATCCACATTGATCTTGTAAACCACCAGTAACATTTACTATTATTGGTGTACCGGACATTAAACTTTCCGCAGTTGCTAACCCAAATCCTTCGTTATTGGCGATGTTAATAGTACAATCCACAATGTTATAAAATTCATTTAAAACGTTTTGTTCTATTTTTACGTTTGCAAATTTTACATCATACTCATTACATAAAGTTTCTTTAACAGTAGGTAAATCGGTACCATTTTCATCTATTGGTGATGTGTGCATTAATAATAAACACTTATCTGATTTTTCTTTTGGTAGTTGATCACAAAATAATTTATATGACAAAATAACATCCGATGGTTGTTTTCTTCTAATATTTCTATTATTATAAAATAAAACGAAATCATATTTTTTCGTTGTATGGACAGCATTGTATATATCGGAATTAATTTTAACCAAAGGTTTAAAAACATCTTTATTAATTCCATGAGGAACATAATTTATTTGCCAATCTTCCATTGGTTTAAATGTATTAATATCATTTCTTTGACCAACACGCTTAACAATACCATATGTTTGTTTAGAAATACAACCAATCCAATCACAACTTTCATAATAATTTCTATTATATTGTGGATCGGGTAAATTATCCCAAACATGATAATATAATATAGGTAGTTGTTGTCTAATTTCATGTTCATTATCATATAACCATTGCCAATAATGAGGATCCGTAAAATGTAAAATAGCGTCCGGTTTTTCTTCTTTAATTAATTTTCTCAATAAAAAAATATCACCATATCCATTATTCGGTATAATTTTTAAACTAGCATCTTTAATACCAGTTTTTTTTCTTACATCATCATCAATAATAACATGTTTACCTATTTCTGAATGATTAATCGCAGCACCCAATTGAACCCAATCATATTTGTGTGAGGTACCCATAACAATTTCTTTTGATATTGTGGAAACTCCTGATGTCATTCGTCAGCGAAGGTCATCACTAAGCAAAAGAATTTTTCTTTTTTTCTTTTCTTGCTTAGTATGACCTTCTATTTTTGTTTTATTAATCATTATTTTTTATTTTATATTCTTTTATCTTAACATTACCTTTACCATCAAAAATTAATAAAACATAATTATATCCCGCATCATTTACTGATTTTATTTTTTCTTTTTTATTTTTAAATAATTTATATGTCCATGTACTTTTAACATCATAAATTATTTTTTCATTAACAACAAATATATCCGGAGTATATTTTTTATTTTTTTTATAATGAAATTTAGGTAATAATTTTCTATCAACAATGATGTTATTTTCATCATACTCTTTTAATAATAAATCTAATCCTAAATTTTCATATCCTTGTATTCTAACAATTTTACCCGACGGTAATTGATAATCTTTATATTTTGCCCAAAATTGAGGGTAGTCATTTGCGTTTTCTACTTGGTATTTTTCATTCATGGTTTTTTTAAAAGAATTAATCATTTGTTTTTTCTTTTGAGGATTTTTTTTCCAAAAATCAATAACTTTATTTGAAACTTCTCTCATAATATTATTATTGGTTTTTGTTAACCCTTTGTTCCAACCACCTGCATTTGATTCATTAATTCTTATGTCTGTTTCTTTAGTTAAACCATAATTCCACCCTTTATAATGACCATCTTTAAAATCATTAAATTTATGTCTAACATATGAATAATCACTCATTTCACCACAACCACAATCACATTTTTTAAACATAAATTTTAAATTATATTCATCAACGTTGTTAAAATTATGTGTTTTTAAATGTGTTAATTTTATTTCAGAATTATTTGATATTTCATTTTTACATATTTTACAAATAAATGTTGATGTTTTATATTGACCCAAATCGGCGTCAGGATAGAGTTTTATGTATTCATTTAAAGTTAAATCATGTTTTCTTTTTAAATGAGATCCATTAATCCTATCTTTCATTTTTACATTACAATTTGGTACCGAGCATTTAATGAGTTTCATAAATATTTTATTATAAATACATGGTCATTCTTAAATCATCAGATAATAGTAAAATTTTCTTTTTCATTATTAAAACTTCGAATCGTTAGATGTTAAACTATTATGATTATTAACCATTTTTCTAAATTCTTCATTTTTGTTATATAGATCTAACGATCTATTCACCAATTTCTGAAGATTGATCGGATTATCTATCGATATAATTTTAAAATTTTTATAAACATTGTCTAAAATGTTTACACTTGTTAATTTCTTATCTATCTTCATATTAATATATATTTATTTATATATAAATAATAAACAAAAAAATCGGATAAATCATCCGATTTCTATTTTATTTTAAAAATTTAAATTCATCTAGTTTCTCAACAATAGTTTCTACTTGTTTTTCCTGAGCATTATTTAGCGTAATATCATTTGAAGAAACTTGAGTTTCAACAACTTGAATTGTTATGTTAGTTGGTTGACTAACCGGTAAAGGTTGGTTCTTTTTTTTACATCCACATCCCATTGTATATAATTTTAATTTTATTTATTTACTATATCTTACATGAGGTAATAATAGTTTTTTATAAATAGTTTGGTTTATTAGATTTTATTTCTTATATTTTTAAAAAATAGAAAAAAGAAACTTAAAAATCAATGGAAAAGGACTTTAAAATAGTAAAAAGTGTTTACGAATCAAATTATGAAGCCATTAAAAATATAATGGAATTATATAATATTGAACAATTTGATTTGGATTGTACATACTCTAAAGGTAGTTTTTGGAAAAATCTACCAAGTCCAAAACATAAAACGGATTTATTTCCATTTGATGATTCGGTTATTAAAGCAGATTCTGAGAATTTACCATTTGAAAGTAACTCGATAAAAAGTGTTATGTACGATCCTCCATTCGTTATTTCAGGTAAAACATTTAGAGAAAATAAAGAAGGTAGTTCAGTTATTGCGAAAAGATTTTTAGGGTACACTAAATATGAGTATCTTATGAGTAATTATTACAATACGTTAAAAGAACTATATAGAATTTGTGAAGAAGATGGAATTGTTGTTTTTAAATGTCAGGACACGGTTTCCGGAGGAAAAAATCATTTTACTCATACGATGATCATGAACATGGCAATTGAAATAGGGTTTTACCCAAAAGATCTTTTTATTTTATTGGCTAAAATGAGAATAAATAGTTTTGGTGGTAGATGGAATAAACAAGAACATGCCAGAAAATACCATAGTTATTTTATTGTTCTTCAAAAAACTAAACCAAAAGTAAATTACAATTTTAAAAAATACATGTAATTTTTTAATTATACTGGGTTCTGAGGAGTCCCAAGGTACATCATCACTTTATCACCCACTTTCCAATTGTCAGCGGTTCCTGCGGGAAATTCAATAACATGATCACCAATACCGGTATAATGAGGTAAGGTCATTCTATTTGGGTTTTCCACAGGACAATTTAAATGTATTTTACTAATACGATTATTAAGGACAAATATGATATCTAAATTCATTAGGCAGTTCTTCATCCAAAAGGAATGGTGACCTTTACCCATTTTAAACACCATACAACCATTTAATTCTTTTCTACCCATCATACCTTTTTCAAGTTGTTCAGGGGTTTTTAAATATTCCGCAGGGAACATTTGATTATTTATTTTTACTGACATAATTATAATTATTTTGAAATGTCAAAATAGTTTTTTATATTTGTGTTATGGAAAACACTATTTTTGGAGGACTAATTGAATTCGAAAATATTAACGAATTGAATGAATTTATCGATCAAATTGAAGAAAAATCCGCAATACAAATGTTGGAAAAATCTTTAGAATATTGTCAAAGACAAGGAATGTTTAACCTGATGGAATCGAATGTTATATATAAATGTATTAATAAACTAAAACAACCGTAATATATGATGAGTTTAGATGATGATATTATTAATTATAATAAGGTAAAAGATCTTGTTTTAAATAAATTAGTTGAAGAAAATTTATTGGACGAAGGAGATGCTAATGAATTTTCAGAACGATGTCAAGTTTTATTATATAAAGGTACATGGTTTTCAAATTGGTTTAATAAACAAATTTTAAAGAAAAATCCGGAATATGATAAAAATAACTATTATATAAGAATAATTGAACTGAAAAAAAGAGAAGACGATATTGATAAATTATTAAGAAAAACAACAGAAAATTATGACGAATAAAAAACAATACAGTAAAGATTTTTTTATAATTAAGAAAAAACATCATTGGTTTATTATTCCAACAATCATATATTTTTATAATAAAAACACATTTTTAGAAACCGGTGTTTACACACAATCTTGGGGTGTTTCTGTAAGATGGTTAGTTTTTATGATTGGATTTCAAATACAGGAAATATATTAAAATAAAAAACTAAAAAAATTTTGTATTAATAAAAAATTTATTTATATTCACATTAAAATTAAAAAATATGATATATAAAATCGGTTCTTCATTATTAGCAATTATGGGATTCATTGTTACTAGTATTTGGATTTACAATCACATAAATCCTTGGGTTGGTATCCTTGTTGGTGCTTTTGGTACCATGTTCATCATTGACAAAATTATTAAAACAATTAAAAATCAAAATCAAAATAAAAATGAAAATTAGACAATTATTGTTAGTTGCGTCGTTAGGTCTGTTGATGACCTCATGTAGTAGAGTAGCACCGAATTATTATGGTGTATTAATGGAGAATTATGGTAAATCAGGTAAGTCAGATTATTCCAAAGTGTCTGGTCGAGTTAGTGATTGGGGTCCCGGTACGGAACTATTCCAAGTTCCGGCATGGGAACAAAGAGCGTCATTTACAAATGACGACAACACTGACCGAGTTTTACATTTGAAGGCTTCTGATAATACGGAGTTTTCCGCTAAACCAATTTATTCTTACAAATCGATTGAAAATAAAGTTGTCGATTTAGTATTCCAAAATTCCCGATTAGGTTCGGGTGATGGATTCATGAGAGCATTAGAAGATAATGTATTGGAACCACGAATTTATGACATCATTAAAGAAGAAAGTCGTAAGTATAGTACCGATACTTTAATGGCTCAAGGTGGTTCATTATTATTTGAACAAAGAGTTCAATCATTAATTCTAAAAGCATTTGAAGAAGTTGGACTTGAATTAAAATCGTTCAGTAGCAACCTTGACTTCTCTGCAAAAGTTAAAGAAAAGATTGATACAAGAAATGAAGTTAATACTAACATTTCGGTATTAGACCAACAAATTACAGAACAAAGGAAGCGAAACGAATTAGCTGAATTGCAAGCTCAAGAGCAGATAATTCGTAGTAAGGGTTTAACTCCTCAAATTCTACAAGAAAAATGGATTGAGGCTTGGAAAGTGACCAAACAACCTTTATATGGTAGTCAATCCATCACATTCTTCAAAAATATTAAATAAACAAAAGCCCCTCATTTGAGGGGGCTTTCTAAATTAAAAAACATTCATGAACTTTTTGGAGATGATTATAATAAATATATTTCCGAAGAGAACACATAGTAAAAAATTATTAAAATGGAACAACTATTCGAACAAAGACAATTCATGATTTTTAATGTATCAGAATTACCATTAATTGACTTTACACAAGTACACGAAACATCTGTCGATACTGTAAGAAAATCTGTAGATAAAACTAAAACTTTTGTTAAATGGGACGGCGAGGTTCCGTCGAGTGTCAACATGTTAACAACCAAGGAGAGACCATACACATATTCAGAAATAATAGATATATTATCAACACCGGAATGGAAAGAAGAAATTAATTTTTAAAATCTCCAATTAAAAAACAATGAACAGAAGAAATTTTTTAAAAAATACAATTGCAGCATCAATTGGTATTTCATTATTACCAATTACTGGTTTTTCTCAAACTAAATCATATGATTATATATCGGTACCAAATCCGGTGGTTATGGTTAGTTTTAGAGATAATACTAATAAGTATGTGGAAAAATCCTTTTTTACATCTACATATAGAGTATTTTCATTAGAAGATTTTATGGAGCGTAATAAAGATAATGTTGTTTTTCTTTATAAATACAATGAAGAAATATTTGTTGGAACTACTTTTAGGTATGTTAGAGCATTTACAATTCCTAAAGGATATATTGGTGATATATCATCTTTAAGAATAAACACAAATCCCGTAACTTGGCAAACACTAAAATAAAATGAAAGATTTTTTAAAGGACAACCCAGTACCTATTATAATTTTTACCTTCCTATTGTTTTTAGGTATTGGAATCTCATACGATCTTATTACCTATGAAAATAGATCTATGGGAGCTGTTGTATTGGAACATAATGTTACGGCAGATAGATATGGTGATAGAACTTATACGACTATTATCAGAACAGATGATGGGATTATAGTAGAAAAA